CTATATTTGCATTATGGACACCACTATTATCGACACCATAGCTGCTTGTTGCGACACAGTAGCCGCCGTAGTAGAAGATCCTGTTATAGTTGTTGAGGCCGCAGAAGACGCCTCCATGTCTATTCTGGACTTCATCATCGCAAACTGGGGAGAGCTCTTAATCGGACTTCTCGCTTTTGCTAAAATCGTTGTTAATCTCACTCCTCCCACAGCTGACAACGCTGTTTTTGGGTGGCTTGACACGCTCATAAATACCATTATAAACGACAGGCGGAAATCATGAAAAAGTATAACGTAGGCGGTAGCGTAAAGTCCGCTATAAAAAAGAAAGTAAATACAGCTTTAAAGCAGAGGTCTACTGTTCGTGCTGCTGGTGCGAGAGCTAAAGGTGACGCCGTTGTGGCTGCTGGAAACAAAGCAGCCAAAGCTGCAGGTGAAGCAGCAGAAAAGAAGGCTAACACAAAAAGGTTCGACAGGGCTAAGACGAGGTATCAACGTAGAAAGGCTGGAGCACAAGACGCTATCCAAAAGGGTAATGTAGGCAAGGCTGCTAGGCTTGATAAAAGAGCTGATATTCGTGGCGGTAGAGATGTTGCTAAAAACGATAAGAGAAAAGCAGCTGCTAAGGCTAAGGCCGTAAAGAGGGTAGCTACTAAGACCAGCAACATGGCTAGTAGGGCTTACGCTCAAGCAGAGCGCAGAGAGGATCGCGCAAATAAGTACGTCGGTGGCGGTAAGGTCGTTGCCCAGGGTGCTGACAAAAAGGACGTCCGAAGCGAAAAGAAGCAGGACAGAGCCAAGGCTAGAGCAACCAGAAAGACCCGAAACAAAAATTACCGACGCCTCAAAAAAGACATTAGGACGGGTAAGCTGAATCCTTATGTTGATAATATGAAGGGATGAGAGCAGTAAAGAATAAAGTCAAAGGCGAGAAGACTAAGACTAGGACGATCGGAAACCGAACCGTAACAAAGCAGAAGAACAAATCTGAGGACGGAGTTCGTTCTACTCGCAAGACTGTATACGGAGGTAATCAAGCTTCTAGGCTTGTAACCAAAGAGAAGCAGCGCACGAACTTAAAAGGTAAGAAGGCTGGTATGATGTCCTTTAAAGAAAAGGAAGTAGACCGAAAAGACTTTAGCGTGCGCCGTAAAACCAAAGGAATAACACCAAACGCAGGATCATAATGATGCAGGATAGCAGTATGTCTGATATGATCAGGCAAATGATGGAACAAAAAAAGTCTGGAGGAGGTAGCGGCGAAGGTTTCAACATGATGGGGCAGTATACCTCCACTGTAAAGCAGGAGCAAGCCCCTGACGGAAGCAGCAGGGAGTACGTTCTTTACGACGACGGAAACGGAAACGAAATAAAAGTTTACGGCAACTGGAATGAATACGCCCAGGGTCAGGACGAAGAGGGAAATATGTTTCTTCCTGACGAAGACTTTCCCGTAATGAAAAATGAGAACGGAGATTACGTTCTTGACGAAAGAAGATTTGAGGATACCATGAGCGGCGTCGAAGGCAGACAGAAAGCTAGAGGAATGGCAAGAAACCTCGGCGGACCTGGTGCCTCCCCAATGGAAGATCTCATGCAAAGGTTGTCTGACGCTCCTGGCCCCAGAAAGTACAGTAGAGGCGGTAAGTTTCCCGATTTGAACAAAGACGGAAAGGTTACGTTTGCAGATATTCTCAAGGGTCGAGGCGTAAACCGAAGATAAAATGACAGACGGAGGCAAAGTAAAAGTAGCTACCAAAAAAGACAAGAGGAAGGGAAACACCTCACCTCACGGTCTTTATGCTACCCCAAAGTCCGCTAAAGCAAAAAAGCGAAAGCCTAAGCTTGCTGGAGGAAAAGGAAGAAGAGGATCTTTTGGTAAAACCACAGGAAGAGGAGGAATAAACTACGGTCGAGGAGGAGGAAAGGGAATGAGGACTTCCAAATCCTGCAAGAGTTGATGGGAGCCAAAGGCTACTTCAACCCAAGAATGAAAACTAAAGACTTTAATAAAAAGAGGTATGAGACTGTCCAAAAACTTAAGTTTAAAAGAGTGTACAAAAAGTATAACAGCGGCACGACTAGGCATGAAAAACGAGCCTAACGAAAAAGAGATAGCCAATCTTAGGGAGATTGCGGAGCACATCTTCCAACCAGTACGAGACCACTTTGGAGTTCCTATATACGTCTCGTCTGGATATAGGTCACCTAAATTAAATAGAGTGATTGGCGGGTCGGTTACCTCTCAGCATGTGCGTGGACAGGCTCTTGATCTGGACGCAGATGTATTCGGAAAGATATCCAACGCTGATATATTTAAGTATATAAAAGAAAACCTAGATTTTGATCAGTTGATCTGGGAGCAAGGAACTGATCTCTCCCCTGCGTGGGTTCATGTATCATACGTATCCGAAAGGGAAAACAGGAGAAGGGTGCATAAAGCATCCAGGTCTGAAAAAGGGGAAGTTATCTATTCTATTTGGTAATGGAAAAACGTTCAGTTTGTTTTTTCATGCTGTATCACAAGCGTCCTGAGCTTACTAGGATGTCTATGTGGCATATGGCAAAAGCTATAAAAATATTCAATGAGGCTGGCCACAAAGCTCAAGGTATAGTTGTGGGCTGCGGAAGCTGCGAACCTAAACAAAGGGAGTATGCTGAAAAGCTTGGACTGGAACATTTAAATAAAAAAAATGAACCACTAGAATCTAAGTTTTCATTTACGTTCATTAATGCCCTCCTAAAAGAGACGGACTATATATGTTGGATTGGCAGCAATAACATACATTCAGACGAGTATTGGGGTAAGTGTATTAAAACACTAGAAGGACCCAGAGAAGTAACTTTTGGGAGCAACAAGTTTTGTGTAATGAATGCCGACCGAGGCGTTGAGGGTACTTGCGTCTTTCAAACACGAAGTGAAAGACATCTTTGTTCAAGCGGTCAGTTTTACCTGAATTACTCGTTAAGTCAAGCTGTAAACTTTAGGAGTATATATCACCCAGGTCAGAAGTTTAACTTCGACGGGAAGATAAACGATGCTTTTGCAAACAAATGGGGTAATTCTGTGATTAAGCTTATAAATTCAGAACCTAATGATTGCTTTGATATTAAAGATAGCACTAACATACACTCTTACGAGTCTTACATGAAAAGATCTCCTGCTACGTACCCGAAATATAAAGACAGGTCTGAATTAGTAGAAGAATATGAAGAGTTTAAGCTTTTAGATCTTGGATACTTCAGTCTAAGGACCGATAAAATCGTTGAACCAGGAGCCGACCTTTCTGAGTTAGAGCGTATCTAACTCTGTAGTTGTATTTAGTCTCATCCCTGAATAGGTGGTCTTCAAGCTCTGCTGACGGGGTAAGTTTGTCAAAATGCTTGTACAGATACCCTTGTTTCATAAGCGGGTATATTACTCTGTTGGCTAAATTGTCATGATTCATACCATACTCCTCTGATGCATATGATATGGTAAAGAACTCCAGGTCGTATGTCCATAGAAGAAACTCCAAGTGACTAAAGGAAATATCGTTAGACTGACAAAAACTACTTCTGACAGTGTGAAGGTTTTTTAACCCGTTATTTGATACATACTTGGGTTTCAGTAAGGAGAAGTCCCTGAACATGCGTTTGCTTGACACTCTAGACTTTGGCATTAATACTTATCTTTGAATTATGAAAAGCGACGAAAAAACTTTTATCGCCGAGGTATACTCTCATATCGTCGCAATAGAAGAACTCATCAAAAAATATGAGTTTGAAGATAGGATAATGTCGGTTATGATGATCGGTCTTTTGGATTTAGATATGCTTGCCGAAAAAGAAGATGACATGATGCAACTTAAAAGCATATTCAGCTATAATCTTCAGAACAAAGATGAGCTAGAAGTAATAAAAGAAATAATGTCTTCTCAGTTTGACGAAGAAGACCCGCTAGATAACCTTTTGGGGGATCTAGGAATAAGTTTAAACTAATGAATGGACTAATTAGAAAGATCGTTATCGGAAAAGACCCGAAGAACGGAATGGCCTACTTCTTAGGAATGAGAGTAGGAGACAGTAAAGTGGCCGCTATCGTACAGGACGATTCTTATCTGCACAAGTACAGCAGAGTCCGCTACCTAGTATACACAGGAGATGAAGAGGGCACTGTCCTTTGGAAGGTGATTGATGATATGCCATGTATGCTCGAATTTGATCTAGACTTTTAATATATGAAATCTATAAATAACTTCATTGTAAAGATACAAAATACCACTAACGACACCATGAAAACCGAAAGTGGGTTAAAGCTATACGTAGATACAAGATTTAATGAGTTTGATCACAGGACTACAGAAGGTGAAGTGCTGGCTGTCCCAGGAAATAGGGAAACTCCAGTTAAGGTTGGCGATACTTTGTACTTTCACCACCACGTGGTCGTTGACGGCGGTATGCCAATTAGCGAGCTGGATAAGTGGTATATGGTCATCTATAACCCAGATCATGCGGCGTATAATCAAGCGATCGCTTACAAGAGCAAGGATACAGGAAAGGTTCAGTCAATCAAGGGTTGGTGTCTTCTGGAGCCTCATGATAAAGATGATCAAGGACCTAAAGAAGGGTCGATAGAAGTCATCAAACTAAAGGAAGACCCAGTAACGACAGGTGTGGTATCCTTTTCATCCGAAGAGCTTGATGACCTCGGAGTATCCCATGGGGACGTGGTTGGCTTTAAAAAGAATAGAGACTACAGGATTAAAATTGATGAAAAAGAATACTACAGGGTCGCGGTCACAGAACTCCTCTACAAGCTTTAATACTCTTGCGGCAGCAGTAAAACTCATGGATGCAATGGCGATAGCCATTGATAACATGATTGAAGAAGTGAAAAAGCCAGTGGACCAAGAAGTAAATGGAAGCGCAAGAAAAGCCGAACTTCAATCAGTAAAACAAACGGCCATAGATTGCAAAGAGCTGCTTAGAGAAAGGCAGTCGCTGGAGACTATGGTAAAAGAGTTACAGGAAAATGGACAAGTCGAAGAAGACAAAGACTATTCAGGAGGGTTTGCGGAAAAGTTCAGTAAGTGATATAACTCCGAACTTGACTTGGACTCAAGACAGTACAAACAACAATCATATTTATTTTAACGATGAGTGGAATGGTGAATACGAAGACTAGCACGATGGACGATCTGTCTATGGCCGTACTAGCTTGGGCTGATGAAAGAGGCCTGATAGACAAAGAAAACGCACCTAAGCAGATGCTGAAGGTCATGGAAGAAGTTGGAGAGTTAGCTGGAGCTATGGCTAAACGCAATGAAGAAGACACTATAGACGCCATTGGGGACGTACTTGTAACTGTTATTATCTTAGCAGAACAGATGGGTCTTAGCGCTACGAAGTGTCTGGGTGAGGCATATAACGAAATCGCTGAGCGCACTGGTGAAACAGTTGACGGCGTTTTCATAAAAGATGAGTAATAGAAACTACAAGAAAGAGTACAGAAAGTACGGTAAAAGCAAAGCCGCTAAGAGATACCGCGCCGACCTCAATCAGTATAACAGGAAGGCTGGCACTTACGGGAACGGAGACGGTATGGATGCCGCCCACGAGGGTGGTAAAATTAAGAGGTTTGTTAAAGCTGCCATAAATAGAGCAAACAATAGGCCCAAACGAAGATCAAGCAAATAATCGACAGATTTACTTAACTTTGAGAAAATTCTGTCAATGGAAAAAGATAAGTTCATCTTTAATGGATGGAGGTTATTTTCGATTATTCTTGTATCTGCTGGCCTTGGTGCTTGCGGTACTTATGCTGGCGTATCTAGATCCCTTGAGGCCGACCTTAGAGAAAGAGAGGTCCCAGCATACAACTATCTGGACACCATATTTCTTGAAGAGTATAGGGCCACCCTTGAGCCTGACTATATTGCTACTCTAAGTATAGACAGCAACTTAATTGGCGTAAAAGTAGACCCGTATGTAATACAGACTACACCTGGGTCCAAAGGGTCCGAGTATTACTATAGGGTTCATTTATATCATTCTAAAGTCGATAGCATGTTTATAGACTATGTCGACACGTCAAATAAAGTTCTGTCATGGGAAAAGGAATAACACTTATGGGGCTATGCCTGATCGGTATGGTTTGCTCTACTTGCTCACCTCGTCATTGCGAAGCGTATACTATTCATCAAGAAAAGAATACGTTCGTGAGATGCCCTCGTAGCTCAGATGGATAGAGCAACAGCCTTCTAAGCTGTGGGTCCCAGGTTCGATCCCTGGCGAGGGTACAATTAAATGAATGGAAAAAATAGCAATTACAATATGTGTATGGAAACGCATAGACATAACAAGAGCCTGTTACTCAAACTTAGAGTCGCACAGAAGCAGGTTTAACGATCTTGGCTTCGATTTCACTGTATACGTATGTGGATCTGAAGAAGAGCACAAAGAACTAGCTAATGAATTTGGCTACAAGTATGTACATCTACGAAATTATCCAGTAGGAAACAAATGGGAAAAAGTACTTAGGTTTTCCATGAAGGATGACTGGGACTACTGGATGACTCTTGGATCGGACGACTTTTTGTTGGAAGGGTCTGCAGATGCTATAGTAAAGCAGATGAAAAATAAAAGAGTACATGCGGGAATGCCTAAAAACATAATTTTCTTTGACATAGAGTCGGGGTTGGGGTTTGAGTTCAAAAACGTAAGTAGGTGTGGAGCTGCTAGATGGTACAGAAGGAAAGTACTAGACTTTGTATATAGTCATAGTAAAAACATATACCCGTCAAAAAACAAGTCGCTAGACTATTATTCTGAGGACACCATACGTAAATATGGAGTTGCTCCAGTTAGATTTGATGGTCTTTATGTCGCGGACTTAAAAAGTGAAGAGAACATAAATAGTTTTGAATCGCTATTAATGTATCGAGATGATAACGGTAAAAACGAAATTGATATAAATGACTTTATTCCAGAATGGAAATCAATAAAGAGAGTTTAAATAAGGATGAAGCTATTAGGTTGGTCAGCGGAAGTGAGCCTGGGGAGGTTATTCAGATCTACGGTCTTGTCATTTCTCTTCCGAAAAAGCCAAAAAAATCGGAAATTCTATTCCACGACTTACCTAAACAGATGCAGATGTGGCGCCGCACCGATGTGCCACAAGAACTGTCGCGGATTAGAAGTATGGATGAGTGGTTCGAGAAGCCAGCCGAGTTTAGGCGATCCTTTTCTCCTTATATCGAGCAAGAGTTTGAGCGCAGGCGCAACGGTGTTTGGTTTTACAATAATGGTGTGCCTACGTATATTACGGGGAGACATTACATGTTTCTCCAGTGGAGTAAGATTGACATCGGATATCCTTCGTATCTTGCGTTCCAGCGTGAGATCTTTATCCATATGGCTGCGTGCGAAGCTGATAGCCGTTGTATCGGTCAGCTTTATACTAAGTGTCGCCGTAGTGGCTACACCAATATCTGTGCTTCTGTACTTGTTGACGAAGCTACACAGGTTAAAGATAAGCTGTTGGGGATACAGTCGAAGACTGGTAAAGATGCTCAGGAGAACATTTTCATGAAGAAAGTAATTCCGATGTTTCGGAGTTACCCATTCTTCTTTAAACCCATTCAGGATGGAACGACGAACCCACGTATGGAACTCGCTTTTCGGGAACCATCAAAACGAATCACCAAGAAGAATAAGACGTCGCAGAAGGGTGACGCGCTCAACACAATCATTAACTGGAAAAATACCACCAACAATGCCTATGACGGAGAGAAACTCCATATGCTCTATCTTGATGAGGCTGGAAAGTGGGAAAAGCCAGTAGACATTAAAGAAGCCTGGAGAATTGAAAGAACTTGTCTTATTGTCGGTAAGAAAGTGGTTGGTAAAGCTCTCGTCGGGAGTACAGTCAATCCAATGGACAAAGGAGGTGAAGAATACAAAAACCTTTGGGAGGACTCCGACCCCTCTGAGAGAAATGACAATGGCAGAACTCGTTCTGGCTTGTACCGTCTCTTTATTCCTGCTGATCATGCTCTTGAGGGCTTTTTTGATAAGTACGGTAACCCCGTAACAAAAAACCCGACGACACCCGTAGAAGGAATAGATGGAGAAATTATTAATCAAGGAAGTAGAGAATATCTTGATAACGAACGAAAATCCTTGAAACACGACCCTTCTGAGCTCAACGAGGTCATTAGGCAATTTCCTATAACTGAAGATGAGGCGTTTCGCGATAGCATTGAAGGCAGCATATTTAATATAGGAAAGATATATCAGCAGATAGACTGGAACAATAACATGTATCCAGATCCAGTCGTGACAGGAAACTTTATATGGAAGGTAAAAGACAAGGAGGTAATATTCTCTCCAGACCCAAGGGGTAGGTTTAAGGTGTCATGGATGCCGCCTAAAGACAGAAGGAACGTAGTTAATGAATATAGGGGAAAGAGAGTCCCATCTTTTGCTGATTTTGGTTGTGGAGGAGTTGACTCCTATGACCTTGACGAGACGGTAGACGGAAGGGGTTCAAAAGGTGCTCTCCATTTATACAACAAGTTCAACATGGACGACAACACGCCAAGCAACATGTTTGTGCTTGAGTATGCGTCCAGACCAGATCTAGCCAGTATATTTTACGAAGATGTACTTATGGCTGCCGTGTTCTATGGATATCCTTTGTTAATTGAGAACAACAAATATGGGATCGTAAGGTATTTTGAAAAGCGAGGTTGGGACGGGTATGTTATGGATAGACCTAAACATCTTACGCCTCCAGGATCAAATATGAAAGTAAAGACTAAGGGTATCCCTTCTAACTCTGTTGACGTAATACAAGCTCATGCTCATGCGATAGAAGCGTACATACATAACCATGTTGGAATTAAGGCTGATGATTCTGAGGTTGGAAACATGTATTTCAACAGAACTCTAGAGGATTGGATAGGGTACAAAATCAATAATAGAACCAAATACGACCTTACCATTAGCTCTGGTTTAGCGCTACTTGCCGCTCAAAAGTTTAAGCAAGAAAGAAAGCAGGCAAATTTTGAAGGAAAGCGCTTTTTTAGAAAGTCAAAGCCAAAAGAATGGCATAGATGATTTCATTATATTTGCCGTTAGATGTACGGTAAGCAAGGGAAGAATAGCGTAGGCTTTCCAGATCCATTAGCGAGTAAGGAAAATAAGGAAGGCAAGGAGTATGGTCTTTCTTATGCGAAAGCTATTTCTTCTCAATGGGGGGCTGTTGAGAGGGATAACTCTCTTTATAAAAAAAGAGCCCGAACGTTTGAGAGAAACAGAGCTTACGCCAATGGAACTCAGGATACTAGCATATACAGGCAGCTCCTTAATAGCTTGGACCCTAGCAATAATGACGGGAGCTTCTTAAATCTTGACTTTACGCCAGTACCTATTCTCCCGAAGTTTGTTAGGATTGTAGTAAATAAGATACTCTCTAGCGAACCCTACCCAAATCTCGAAGCTGTCGATCCACTATCATCATCTGAAAAAGACGCTGAGCGACGCAGAGTAAAAATGCTTGTCGAAAACAAAGACAAGATTTCACAGATAAAAGATAAGGTAGGGGTGGACTTGTCTCAGGGCCAGGAGATACCAGAGTCTTTAGAGGAGGCTGAGATATTCATGGACGCAAACATTAAGTCTGCATCAGAGGTAGCTGCTCAGATAGCAACCAACATGACATTGAAGTGGAACGACTTTAACGACTCTACTTACAGAAGGTGTGTAAACGACATTGCTACTTTGGGAATGTCGGTAACTAAAAGAAGCAACGATCCTAACTACGGAATAAAGGTAGACTATGTAGATCCTAAAAACTTCGTGCATAGCTACACTGAGGACCCGAACTTTGGAGACATAGTGTATGCTGGTCATGTAAAGAAGATTTCTTTGCAGGAACTAAAGCGCATTGCTGGTGATCAGTTTACTGATGATGAGTACGATAAGATATCTAAAACCGTAGCTAAACGATATCAATACGACACAACCTCGGTTAGAACCTACCTGAACGACAACACCATGGGGAGCAACCGTGGTGCATATGATCAGTATATGGTAGATGTCCTGGATTTCGAGTTTCTATCTGTCGATATGATGGTGTTCGAGGAGAAAGAAAACAGATACGGGAATGTAGGTTTCTACCAAAAAGGAGAAAACTACAGGTCACCGAGCAACTCTGTGTACAAAAGATCTGTGACTAAACTCCCAAACGTAACTGTATACGGAGGCAGTTATGTTATGGGTTGCGACAAGCTTTTTAATTACGGTATTAAAAAAAACGTACCTAAAAACGCTCATGACCTTAGTCGTACAAATCTTTCTTACAGTGTTGTTGCTACTAACCTTGATGGCAATATCCCGAAGTCGATGGTAGATAGCTGTATCGGGTTTGCCGACCAACTTCAGCTGACACACCTGAAAATTCAGCAAGCAATCGCAAAAGCAAAACCCGATGGTATTATCATTGATATTGAAGGTCTTGAAAATGTTCAACTCGGCAAAGGTGGGGAATTGCAGCCGTTGGAACTTCACGACATATACGAGCAGACAGGTGTATTCTACTACAGGAGTAAAAACCCTGAAGGCGGATTCCAGAACCCTCCCATCAGGGAAATCGGTAATAACATACGGAACATCAACGAGTTTATAAACCTGTACAATCACTACCTCAGGTTGATTCGTGACGCAACAGGAATTAACGAGGCTATGGATGCGAGTACTCCTAAGGGGGATCAGCTCGTGGGTGTAAGGCAGCAAGCAATAGCAGCAGGTAACAACGCCATATACGACATTACTAACTCATCTATGGTCCTGTTTAAAAAGGTGTGTTCTGATATCGTTAAGTGCCTTCAGGTAATTCCCAGAGAAAGCATATTATTTAGGGCGTATGAAAACGCCATTGGTAAAGAGAATATAGGTCTGATCAATACCTTCTCCGACCTCCCCATGTACAACTTCGGAGTTACAGTGGTTAAGGAGATGGAAGAAATTGAGAAGCAGTACTTGGAACAGAATATACAGGCGTCACTTGCTCAGAAGGAGCTTGATATAGAAGATGCTATAGCTATTAGACAGCTTAAGGACGTAAATCAGGCTGAGCGCCTTCTAATTGTAAGAAGAAAAAAGCGTATGGCTAGGAATCAGGAGATAGCCCAGCAAAACGTTCAGGCTCAGTCGCAGGCGCAGGTTCAGTCCACTCAAGCTGCTTCTCAAGCTAAGCAACAAGAAATGCAGATGCAGTCTCAACTTGACTCGCAACAAATGCAACTAAAGTCACAGCTAGAAGCTCAACTGGAGACACTTCGTCACGAGCACAGAAAAGAGATAGAGTTGCTTAAGGCCCAGGCTACGCTTGGATTCAAGACTGACGACCAGGAGTTTAGAGAGAAGCTAGAGGTATTTAAAGAGGACCGAAAGGACGATAGAGTAAAAAAGCAAACATCAGATCAAAGCAAACTGATTTCGCAAAGACAGGGACAAAGGGGAGAAATAGAAGAACCTCAAGATCGGGCTCAACAGGGCCCGCCGCCGTCACAAGAAGTAATAGAACAAGCAATAGAATCTCAAAATGAGCAGTAACACGACTAAAAGCACAATCAACCTTGATACTGCATCCCGCTTAGATATTATATGCAGGAGGGGGGACACCTTTTATCTGGTTTTGGATTTTGGAACAACTACTATTCCTAGTAGTGGATGGAAGATGGAAGTTAGAGAGAGTGATACTGATAACGAAGCTGGAACAGCGGTGCTTACAATATTTGATAACGAGATTGATCTTGTAGGAAGTAAGCTTACAATACAGAAGACTGCAACTGCTATGGATATACCATCTGGTCTTTATGTTTACGACTTAGAGTCGTCTGATACTACAGTGAAAACTTACTTGTATGGCACGTTTAAAGTAAATGAAGACGTAACGATACCGTCCTAATGTCAGACTGCATTCCGTGTATAGATGTATCATCATCGGATCCGATAGAGATAAAAATCGAGTGTCCGTCTTCTCCTTTAGTTGTTATAACTATAGAAGAAGATCTATGCTCTGCCATAGTTTCTGTTGATCCAGCTACATATATAGACGTAAGTAGTTTTGAAGGAACTCTTATGGGTCCTCAAGGACCTGCTGGGCCTGCTGGACCCGCTGGACCCGCTGGTCCTGCTGGACCTGCTGGACCTGCTGGAGCCGATGGCGCTCCAGGTCAAGACGGACAGGACGGAGCTCCAGGTCAAGACGGTGCAGATGGTCAGGATGGTTCTGACGGGCCTAGAGGTTTTGATGGTGATCCTGGACCTGCTGGAGCGACAGGACCTCAGGGACCTCCAGGCACTGGACTAGAAGTTATTGGAGCGACTGGATCTACGGGGGCTGTTGTTGACCCAGCTACTGGAGACGCTTGGATTATCGGTGATGAGATATGTGTATATACTGGCAGCGGATGGTCTTGCTTTTCCACTGGACTAAACGGAGCTACAGGTCCGCAAGGCCCCACTGGTCCTGCTGGACCTACGGGTGCTGATTCTACTGCTCCTGGGCCTACAGGACCTGCTGGACCTACTGGACCTGCTGGACCAACTGGCGCAGCATCTACTACCCCTGGACCTGCTGGACCTACGGGACCTGCTGGGCCTACGGGGGCAGCTTCCACCGCACCAGGCCCTACGGGACCTCAAGGAGGTATAGGGCCGCAAGGAGATAGAGGGCCGACAGGACCTCAAGGGCCTGTAGGAAGAGACGGAGCTACAGGGGCTACGGGACCTCAAGGACCACGGGGTCAAACAGGAGCCAATGGCCTTCCAGGTGCGCCAGGCGAACAAGGTACTACAGGCCCTACAGGCCCTACAGGCCCTACAGGGAGTTATGTTGGTGAGGTCTGCACTTTTTACGACCTAACTTTAAGCTCTTCAATAGTAAACGGGGATGATCAAAACACTGGAGAAGGAGAAATAACAGGAACCTCCTTTGGTGACGCAACCTACATTTATCTACATCAAGAGGGTCAGACTAGCTTCACTAACACAACCACTGTAGATAATAGTATAATACTCGATTCTGTTCTTGCTGTCGGGTCTGCATACATTAAAATTATTCAGGACACAGGGGCTTATATGGCTTTCGTGTCTACGAGCATTACTTCTACTCTAAATACTGACGACGGAAACTATACGTATACTTTTGGTAGTCTAGTTGTAAACGATGCAAACTCTTCATTCCCTGGGTTTTCTCAGGATGTAGTAAGAGTGTGCATAGCTCCGCTCGTTTCTGGCGGCACTGGACCTACTGGTCCTGTAGGACCAACAGGACCTCAAGGACCCCCAGGAATCCCAGGCGGACCTACTGGACCTGCTGGCGCTACTGGACCTGCTGGTGCTACTGGGCCTTCGTATACACCCCCTGGTCAGGAGTGTTTTTATTACAAGAGTACCGCTGGAAGTATTGAAGGTACAAATAGTATATACAATCAGGTAAACTCAGAAGGAGAGGGGGCATTTGGATCTTTAATATTTGACAGTCTGGGATCAAATGGATTGACTCCAGAAAATGTTGACATAATAGCCCTAAGTGCTCTTTCCTATCAGGCTTTTGCAACTGATCCTGGGTGGAACGTTTCTCAAGATTCCACTCAAGAAATATTACAGCTGATTAATTACGGATCTGGAGCTGGTCGAATAAGCGCTGTAGACTGTAACGGAGATGGATGGGAATGGGGTTTTAGTGGTGCAGGTTATACCCCTTTTGGTGACGGTATATTTAAATTTCCTAACCTTCAGTTTCTTGGAGCGATAGATAATGGAGGCAATACTATGCCAGGAACAGGCACGTTCCTTGCGCCTTGTTCGGCATGGTATAAGTTCTGCATCACTCCGTGTTGTGGAGGGGCAGGAGGAGGCCCTGATGGGGGAGGTGGAGGTAACAACCCTGGGGGTACAGGTCCTATTGGAGGAGGATTTGGAGGTCAGTGTGAGACGTTCTATATGTCTAGGTCTCAAGTTGGATCTACTGATGGATATCCTCAAAATTCAGATCCGTTTCAGAGTAACTGGATTTGGCCTCTTGGAGGTTCTAATGGTACAGTTGCTGTAACTCCCTCTATTATAACAGGCGGAGGAAGTATTACCAGCGATATTTTAGACCTGCTACTAAATCTACCTAATGGACTTTCTGTAAATATGTCCGTTTCTGGTGTTTGGGCTGACGGATCTTATGGGGTTGAGTGGTTTAAAGTACTGGATAGTGTAGTGCCACTTCCTGCTGGAAACTTAGTTTCTGCAACTGGTGTTGATTTGTATCAGGTGCCAGTAGTTTACTTGGGTGGTGACGATAGTACACACGCTTGGCCTTATGGGGTTGGAGGAGATTTTGTTATATGTTTTTATTTGTGCTGTGATGATGTAACTCCAACCAACATAGAACAAGTTTGTACGGATTACAATCTGACTATAGATCCTCTTGGGTTGTTTGACATATCCATTGTGATGGATAGGTCAGGAAGCGCACAGGGTTTTTGGCCCCTGCAACAAGCTGGTGTTATAAACATAATTGACGCCCTTCAGAATTTTGGTTTGCTCCAAGATAGCACCGCTATGGTAAACATAGTAAGCTATTCAAATTCTGGAAATTTAGAGATATCTCTCACTTCTGACTACTGCGAACTTAAAGAAGCTGTAAACAACATTGCAATTCCATCTGGGGGTACGCAGCTTGCAAATGCTTTAACTATAGCAACTCAAGACCTTACTTCTTTTGGTAGGGCTAATGCTCAGAAGATAGTTATCATAACAAATGACGGCTCTATTGCAGATCAAAATAATGCTGTTGGAGTCGTAAATGGATTTTCTGGTAGCGTTTATGCGGCTGGAATTGGGAGTGCAAATATGACTCAGCTAAACGATCTTGCTGATGCTGGGCAGTCATACTACGCATCTGACTTTATGGAGTTTGAAAGCGTTGTAAGCGATTCCATAATTCTTGATATTATATCTGGCACCCCTCCGTCTTCTGGAGAGATCGTGGTTTCTGCTACATCAGCTTGTGATGTAAGAATTATAGCGCTTAGTCATATAGACTCTAACAACAACTACAATGGAGGGATACTTAATGCGGCCCTGCCAAATCTTTCTGGACTCTTTAGTATAGGGACAGACTTTGATGTAGAAGTGTCTCCCACTGGACCTTACTTAATTGGTCAGTCGTCTTACGGGATGACAAACGAACTTACCACTCCAGATTATTCTGTGTATGCCGTTAACGTTGGGGGATGCACTGGATCTTTTGTAGAAGGGGAGACCGAAGTGTGTATTGCCATAGGCCCTGAAGTAGAGGATTGTGCCTGTTTAGATTGCGCTACAGGTCTTGGTCCTGATCCAGGTCCTGATGGTGGTGGCGGAGGAAATAATCCAGGAGGTACGGGGCCTGTTGGTGGTGGATTTGGAGGTCAATGTGCTACCTACACTCTTTATAGAAGTTTAAATACAGATACAGGTGTACCTCAGTCTAACTCTCAGGATATGGCTGAGGGTCAGTTTTGGCCTATATCTACTGACAGTAATCAACTAGATACTGTAGAAACCACTGAAGGATTCTATCTCAACCCTACTGGTCTCACATCTGACATTCTTGACCTATTAGATAATGGGCTGCCTAATGGGTACTCCATAAATATGTCTGTTTCGGGCACGTGGTCTGACGGATCTTACGCTTCTGAGTGGTTCAATGTTCTTGGTGGTGGTGTTGAAACAGGCGCTCCCATAGGTACAGCACCAAACAACAATTTATTTAGGCTGTACACATCTTATATCGGTGGAAGCGACAACAATCACGCATTTACGTACAATAGTTCTAACGAGTTTGTCCTTTGCTTTTATCTGTGTTGTGATGATACAGACCTTCCTCCTACGATACCTCAGCAATGCCCTAATTACGAGACAGTAATTGATCCTCTTGGAGTGTACGATATCGCCATATGTATGGACGTATCTGGTAGCGCTCAGGCCATGTGGGATTTGCAGAGGCAGGGGGTGATCAATATACTCGACACAATCTGTCAGTTTGGACTCTTTGAAGACGACACAGTCCGTGTTAGCTTGTTCTTCTACTCAAATTCAGGGTCAATGATCGCTCCTCTGTCTAACGACAAGTGCGGTTTGGTTAATACGCTAAATAATGCTGAAGGTGTATGGGGAGGAACTGCACTAAATAATTGCTTGACTATTGCTGAGGATGAACTTGAGAACGGAATAAATGCTCGTTCGCAAGCAGAAAAAATAGTCATTATAACTAACGACGGCAGTATTGCAGATATTCAGACCGCCGTAACGACATCAAACACTCTCCAGAGTAATGGGTATGAGGTTTGGGCCGCTGGAATTGCTGGAGCTCAAATAAGCCAAATGCAGTCGTTGGCTACTAACAACGATCAGGCATTTTTCTCTCCCACATTTGCGGACTTTGCAAGTAACGTAAGTTTCTCGATTATAACGAGCATCATTGCTGGAACTGAGCCCGCTTCGGGTCAGATGATACTATCTGCAACAGCAGCTTCTGATGTAAAGATTGTGGCCTTTAGTCACATTGACAACGATGGAAGTTTTGTAGGTCCAATACTTGAAACTATACTTCCAGATCTTTCTGGAATTATAAATATAGGGGATGACTTTTCTGGGGATACATCGCCAGTTGGTCTTTATTTAATAGGTGGCACTACCTATGGTCTTACAAACAATCAGCCTGCTGTTCCTTTTTCAGTATATAGAATTACTGTTGGTGGGTCAAATGGAAACTTTACTAACGGCGACGTTGAACAGGTATGTATAGACGTAGGTCCTGTGCTTCCTGAAAATTGCTTCTGTAATTGTAACCCTTGTGGTGGAGGCGGAAGTGGTGACGGAGCTACTGGCCCTGCTGGTGCTACTGGGCCTACGGGGCCTGCGGGCCCTACGGGTCCTACTGGTCCGTGTTGTACTGGACCTACTGGACCTACAGGCCCTGGTGGACCCACCCCTCCCGATACTGGCTGTGCTGTAATAAAAACTGCAGGTTACAACACTGACATTAAGTTCTTTGGAAGCGATGGAGGGGAGCTTTCAAGCGCCACTTCTGCAGATCCAAACGATATTTCTCAGTTTGCTGTAAGTTTTGAAAATGTAGTAACAAACGAAAGCGATGTTGAGTTTTTTGAAAATCTGCAAAATGATTCTGGTGTTGTAAGCTTAGAAATACTTACGGTATCAGGAGGGGTTGAACTGGTAACATTCCAGTACTCTTCGTGTATAGTTCAAAACAGCCCAAATGGCATAGTAGTGCTTTTTGGAGGGCTTATTTTTGTAAGCGGTCCTAACCCTGTAAACTTAGATCCAGATCAAAGTAGTTCCGAAGATTTTGATTACACTGTATGTGTATCCCCAAATTTTGTTCTTCAAGGTATTGTAACCACAGAGATGTTTACTGCGGGGGTAACTGGTTCTACCCCTACTAGTTTGAGCGACGGTCAGATATTGTTGAACTCGTCTACCTACTCTAGTGTTTCTGAAATATATATAAGCGATACGATTAGTCTACAAGAGGCTACTTCGTCCTATGCTACTGCTAGTATTTCGGACGCAGCTACACTTATATCTAACGTAAGAAAAGGGGCTATATCTCTTAGGTCTAGCAGCGGAATTACAGTGTATACCTTCAGTGGAGCTAGTTACACCAGTAACTTCCTAACTCTTCAGAATGTATCTGTTGCAAGCGATGGTATTGGAGGATCTGTCACTAGTGGTGCTGTATCAGTAACTATAGATCCTAGTTTTGGCCTCGACGGACCAACAGGCCCAGCAGGCCCAACAGGAGCTGCTGGTGCTGCTGGTGCTGCGGGCGCTGATGGCGCGGTGGGAGCCACTGGCCCAACAGGCCCTACTGGTCCTACGGGTCCTACTGGTCCTACGGGTCCTACTGGTCCT